GTTCATTGACAGCATATCTATCTAGACATGATAGAATATGTCTTCGCTCAACGGGTGAATTAGAATACGTCGAAGGTGATGCTCTTGGTAATGCTCCAGCTGAGATACCAGATGATAGTTTATTATTATACGATTTAGAGCTTCCACCATACGTTTCTTCTGTGGCTGATATCGAAATCGGTTATACAGATAATCGAAGATATACAATGCGCGATATCGGTAAGATTGATAGACGTGTTAAGAATTTAGAATATTACTCTTCATTATCATTATTAGAACAATCAACAAAAGATAAACAAATTTTTGATAATCTTGGAGAAAGATTTAAGAATGGTATTCTTGTAGATGAGTTTAAAGGATTTAGTGTTGCCAACACCCAAGAGCCCGCTTATGCTATGGCGATGGAACCAGAAAAAGGAATATTAAGACCTACATTTACGGGTAAAACTTTTTCAATGTATCTAGCAGATAACACTGCAGCTGATAATTCTCCTGCAGGTTCAACACCAATGGGTGCTCACGATCATGTTCGATTAAAAGCATCTAGTTTTTCTGATTTTATTAATCAACCATTTGCATCAACAGCAATTAGTGTTAACCCATTTGATGTTGCATCTTGGGTAGGTGAATTAGAAATCTCACCAAAATCTGATGAATGGAAAGATACCACAAAAAGGCCAGATGTTATTGTAAAACAAGACCAAGTAAATGAGGCTATTCTAGGATTAGTAAATGATGAATTAGCTTCTCAAGGTATCCGTTGGAATGACTGGGAAACTACCTGGACAGGTGAGCCAAAGACTACAAGTTTGGGTTGGTTTAATTCAGCTGGAGCTAAAAAGATTTTCGGTAAAGAACACCAACACCAAAGAAACTGCCGATGCGGACATAAAAATACATTTACTGTTCCAGCACAAAATGGTGGTACGCTAAAAGCGAGAGTAAAAAATGGTGAAGTTCAAATTGCTAATGTCAGTGTTGATTCAAAGCAAATAAGAGAAGGTATGTCTCAGTTTGCAACGCTAGAAACAGTTACAGAATCGTTAGGAGAAAGAGTGGTTGATGTTTCATTTGTGCCATTCATTCGTTCTAGAAAATTATATTTCAGAGCTCTTGGACTAAAACCTAATACAGTAGTTAAAGCATTCTTTGATGGAATTGATGTTAGTGATTATGCAGTACCAACGGCATTCGTAGAATTTAGAGATGATTCAACAAGAACAGACCACACAGACGATTCACCAGGAAATATCTCTTCAGCTACTTTAACAACAAGTGATGCTGGAACTATTACTGGATATATAGTTATTCCAAATAATAGTGATTTGAGATTTAGAACTGGTGAAAGAGACGTTATTATAGCCGACGCGACTGCAACTGCTGCAGGAGAATTGGATTTGGCAAATGCTAGAACTTATGCTAAAACTCAATATTCTGCTAGAGGATTATTACAGACTACTGAAGAGACAGTATTATCAACACAAAGAATACAAATTAACGATAAAGTTGAAACACAAGAAAGAACAGTTAATACCGTTTTAGATACTGTTGCAACTAAGGTAAGACATAGAGACCCATTAGCACAGACATTCTTAATTGATGGTGACTTATATCCAGGTGGAGTATTCTTAAAAGATATTGATTTATATTTCAGAGAATTAGATGACAATTTACCAGTAAGAATTTATTTAGCATCAACTGAAACAGGGATACCTACACAAAGAATTATTCCATTCAGTGAAGTACAAAAATATCCATCTAGGGAGCTTGCCGTAGCAGCTGGCGTAGTTGCAAATGGCGCATCAAATACTGAAAAAGATAAACACGTTGCCTTTGGAACAACAGACGCTTCTAGGGCAACGACATTTACATTTAAATCTCCGATTTATCTAAAACCAGGAACTGAATACGCAGTGGTTGTTTTAAGTAATTCTCCTAACTATACTTTATGGCATTCAGAAGTTGGTGGAACAGATGTTACAGCTGGAGCAGGAGGTCAAAGAATCACAAAAAATCCTTATACAGGTGTGGCTCTTAAATCTGCTAATGCTTCAACTTGGACACCAGACCAATCAAAAGACTTTAAATTTACAATAAGAAAATTTAATTTTGCAACAGGAAGTAGCAATCTAGGTACTAATGGATATTCAAGTCAATTTACTACAATATTGCCGGCAGGAGTTAGTGCATCATCGCCTTTAAAAATCAGTTCTGTTAATCTATTAGCAACTACTATTAAATTGCCAAAGACTGGAATATCATTTAATTTGGCATTAAATGGAACTAATCATAGTTTAACTCCAGGCAGAGCATTAGAACTCCCGTCTGAGGTGACGATTGATGCTGCTTCAGATATGGTTCTGACTACTACTCTAACAACGCAAGATTCAAATTTAACACCAATGCTAGATGTCAATCGATTAACGGTTCAAACATTTAGTAACGTAATTAATAAACCTACAGGAAACGATGAAGTAAGTAGAGGTTCAACTGGTGAAGCCGTTGATGGACACGGAAAAGCAACAGCAAGATATATTACCAAAACAACCGAACTTGCGAATGCAGCTTCTCAAATTGATATGTTCCTAGATGTGAAAAGACCTAGCCCCGATTGTGATGTATTTGCATTCGCAAGATTTGATGGTTCAGGTTCCTATGTATTATTAGACAGTGCGGACATTCCGGTCTCCACAGGTTTCACAGAAGTTTCATTCACAACAAGTACTACTAGCTCATCAACATCGTTCTCATCATTTGAAATTAAGATTGTTATGGTTTCAGACGATATTGCGGTAATTCCTCAGTGTAAAAACTTAAGAGTAATAGCGACGGCATAATGAGCGAACATTGTTGTAACAACCATTCACATTCAAAAATTGAGCAAACAAGTGATTTCTTACGGGACAATCACTCGAAAGCTTTTATAAATATAGACGATACAGGATATAACAATTACATGGAGAGAAGACAAAGAGCCCAGCTTGAACAAGAGGAAAAGCAGAATTTAAAACAAGAAGTACATGAATTGAAAAATCTAGTAAAAGAATTAATTTCAAAGTTAAATAATTAGTATGCCAACCCAATCTTTACAACATAATACACCAACATTTAGTACCAGAAATATTAATTCTGATAGTACTAATTCGTTACCGAGTCCGTATAACTCTCCGATATTGGCGAGTGACCTTATGGCATTCCCGGCAGGTGGTGTCAAAAACGCAAACACTTTAGATGAATTGAGAAGAGCTCTCAATCAACTTGCAAAAGATAAGAAAGAATATTTAGACGGATTACAGGTTCAGGTAACAAACAATGATGGTGATATTACTATCATTGATACAAATTTAACAGAGATTCAAGCTGACCTCGTAAATGTTGCAAGGGATTTAAGTAGAAAAGCCTGGGAAAGTATTTTAATTCATGCAGGCACTGGTTTAAGTGGTGGTGGAAGTATCGCTGCAGATAGAACAATTAATTTAAATGTTTCATCACCTAATGAAATTGGTGGTGTTAAATCTGCAACAGATACTATTGCGGAAACTATTGGAACTACTGCAGAGAATGCGATCAATGGACATATCACAGTTAACACTACGACTGGGTACATGAAGGTTCTAAATAATGCTGTTGAACTTGGAGTGAAGACCCGTGGTGATTATATTAAGAACATTACAGCAACTACAACCGATGGTATCACATTAACAAATGGTACTGGAGAAGGTGCAATCACAGATTTAAAACTTACTGATTTGCATACAACAACTTCAACATTTGGTTCAATAAGTGATGCCAATGCCCAAGGTTATGCGCATGGTACTGCTCAAAATAATAAGATACGAAGAGTATTAGTACCATCAATCGTTAGAGATAAATTTGGTAGAGTTATAACTGGAACTGGAACATTACAAGTCAATTCAGCCAATAATAATTCTATAACAGTTAGTGTTGGCAATGGATTAGCAGTGGCTGGTACTGATGCAACTGATGCTAATACTGGAGTGGTATATCAGAATAAAGGACAGAACCAAACATTTTCAATTAACCACTCACCCGCGGTCAGCGCATTAGCCGATACTACATTTACAACAGGCATCCCAAGTTCAGGTTATTCAAATTATTCACCTGGATTTGCGACGGGTACTGGAAAGATAAATTTCCCACAAACTTTAGGTGCATTGACTTTTGATACGTTCGGTCACGTGAAACAAGTTACTAAGAGAACTTTAACATACGGATTAAATTCACCTCTCACGCCAATTAATAGTTCGACACAACCTTATGTGGCAGGCGGTGGTTCAGGTTTTGATTTAAATGTTCCAACAGAAGCAGACTTTAATAATTTAACAAAAAGAGTTCTTACACTTCAAGGAAATCGAGTTCTAGTTCCAACAACAGGTAATATTCAATTAGAAAGAGATACAGACGTAACTGGCACTTTAGGCGGTTCAGGTACTTTGAATGTCAATGGTAATTTAAATGTTGGCACTATTGCAACACCATCTGCTAATATATTGAAGGTTGATACATCTCTACAAAGAGTTGGTATCAATATGGGTACAAGTGCTCCTGATAGAGAATTAAATGTTAAAGGTAAAGTAAAGATTGATGCAGGTAATGCTGCTTCAATGGCAGGTACTATTGACAATGGTTATTTGGTCATAGCAAATGATACACACACTTTAGGTATTGACCCGAATCAAATTCGAACAAGTGATGATTTGATTTTACAGGCACCAGAAAATAACAAATCAATTCAATTAGAAACTGCTGCAGGAGAAGTATTAAGAGTTACTTCCGGTGGTAAAGTAGGTATTGGAACAAACAATCCATTTGAGAAATTGCATGTTGAAGGTAACCTAGTTGTAGGAAGAAATTCTCCTGCAACAAATGATACTCCTCACGCAATAATATTTGGTAGTACATTCCAAGACCCAACTACTTCAACTAAGGCTCATACGGCCATTGCAACTAGACTTTACGGAGGTACAGAAAAATCAGAACTATTATTGTTCAAAGGTAACGATAGTGGTGTCTCAAGTGCTGGACCAGATAGAATTAGACACAGAGCAGCTGAACACGTTTTCCAAACATACGAATCAGGAGAAAAATTCTTTGATGGCAATGAAATTGGTTCAACTAGATACGCCGTAAATGATGATAATACTAGAATGGTTATCACTAATGGTGGCAGAATAGGTATTGGAACAACTTCACCTACAGCTAAATTACATGTTTCGGCTCCATTCACGGGCGATGCTAATTTACGACCTAGTAATCCAAATACAGCAGATAATTCACCTTCGGCACGATTTGATACGACAGTTATATGTGAAGGTAACCTAGTGGTAAAAGGAGATTTCAATCTTCAAAATGGTATTACATTTGATAATTGGAGTCTTGCAGAAACATCTGGTAACGTTACAGCTGGAGGTACACAGACTTTTACAAATTCAACCAATTCAAGTTCAAAAACCACGGGCGCAGTTAAAATCGCTGGTGGATTAGGGGTTGAAAAAAATATAACAACATCTTCTCTTGTCGCGACAAGTGGTTCTGGTGGTATTCAAATAGATGTAGCTGATGGCGGTGCGCAACCAGCACTGACTGCAATAATGAACATAAAAGGTTACGAAGGTAGAGGTGCAGGTATTTCAATTCAAGATAGTGTAAATAGCGCATCCAATCCATCAAATAGAGAATGGTTTATAGGTTCGGGTTATTCACAAAATGTTTTCAATATTGGTTATGCAGCTAATGGAGTCAATTCATCTTATACCGCACAAAATAAATTTACAATAGGAACAACAGGAAACGTAAACGCCACTGGAAATATTACTGCTCAAGGGAATTTAGTAGGTGCTGGTGCAGCATTGAGTGGCACACTTGGAGTTACTGGTGCAGCCACGTTATCTAGCAACCTTACTGTTAATGGGAATACAACTTTAGGTAATGCAGCCGGTGATTCACTAACAATATCAGGTGACCTTTTAGCTGGTAATAATGGAACTAGTGAAAGAAATAAATTATTTTTCGACTCAAGTATAAGTAGACTTGGTATTGGAGTAGCTACTCCAACCTATCACTTCATCAGTGGTACCAAAGTTGATATATTATCAGATGATAATAGTGTTTCAGAATTGATATTAAGAGGTGTCGCAGACGGTTCAGGTAGATTATTCGTTGGAAAATCAAATGACTTTGGTGGTGGAATACACTACAATGGTGATAATAATCCTGCAATGGTAGGAGATGCCGATAGAATCGTACACTTCAGACGCAGTACTGTTTCTGGCACCACTAGCGATGAAGCAGTATTTCAATATTCGCAACAATTAGGCCAAGCAGTCGACTTTAAGATGGGCATCAATATGAGTGGTTCCACCACGACTAAAAGAAATATTACTGGAGTAAACAGATTAGAAGTCGATGAACTTGTATGTGCTGGTTCACAACCTGTAGAAATATCTGATAACCTAACTGTTTTCGGTGCAGACTTTGATTTAAATAACACAAGTCGTAGAACAAAAACATCAGCTACAGACCCTTCACCAGCTGAACCATCTGCTGACACTGATCGAAGAGCTCTTGTTCACGAATTTGGTGATAGATTATCTATAAATTATAGTGATGATTACACAGGTGGATTAAAAATTGGAGACCATTTTCAATTTAATACTGATGGTACTGCCGGTATTGGAGAACTTGCACCATTAGCTACGTTACATGTTAAAGACTCCAGTGAAGCTAAAGTAGCAATACAAACCACGGGCACAAGTGATGCGGTTTTACAATTAACAAATGCGAACCTTGCATTAGGTGGCACGAGTGGAAATAATTCTGGCTGGACAATGAGACTTGATAATTCCATTGCCGATGGACTGAATTATCGTTGGAATAATAGCACTAAAATGCATCTTACCACGACTGGTAATCTTGGTATTGGGTCTGCAACCCCTAGTGTTAAATTAGATGTTGCAGGTGTGATCGCAACTAGAACGACTGTTCCACAGATTCAATTCCACGATACTACTGCCGGTCAAGTAAACCCAACTAGATTGAGAATGGACAGTGGAAGTTTCTCAATTAGACGCGCAACAGCTGGTAATGGAACCTTTGATACCGACATACGTTCATTTGAACACTCCGCTAATGGTAACGTAGCAATAGGTGAGTCAATTCTTCCAAATAACCAAATGTATATGCATTTTGTTAATAAAGCAACTGCTTCTGATAGTTATATTCATACTAGAAATGAATTATTCTTTATGGGTCAGGCCAATACGTTTATCTTTGATGGTAGAAGCAGAGATGCTTCTGCAAGCTTTGCGGTTACAGATAGTGGAACAGATATAATACCATTTAATGATAGTGATATAAATTATCAATCGCGGACCGCGGTTGGAGACGGTAATACTCGTATTGGTATAGTTTTAAGAAGAGACGCAGGCAACTTTTTAGAAGATGGTGTAACAGTAAACCCAAATGCTAGTCGAGGTGGACTTATATACGGTTCTAGAGATAGAGGTGGTTCACTTCTTCTTAACCGAAACACTACTGGTGGTGAACAAATATATTTCAATAATGATGGTTCTAGAACAGCGACAATACATACCGGCAAACCAGGGGCTAATAATTTCGAAATTTTTACAAGAACTGAAGATAGTACATCTTTGAAAAGACGAATTGCTGTTTATAAAAATGGTTCAATATTAAACCTTTCTCAAACTTATATACACGATGAAAGCTCTGACATCGATGGCGATCCATCTGCTGTACTTCACTTAAGAAGTCATTCATCTGACCATATTAGATTTGAAAGTGGAACTAACGCGCACTTGGCCACTATCGATATGGACGAAAGCAATGGTCTTTACATCGAATGTAATACCGGCACAACTTCTGCTAAGAAAATTAGATTAAGACCAGACAACGCAGATAGACTTACACTAACATCAAGTGCATGTACTATTGTTCCTTACTTAAATGTTACTAGTACCAAAGATGCATTAGACAATGATTCATTTGCTGCGATTAATACAGAAGGTGGATTACAAGTTAAGAAAAAATCTGACTTAAGAGGTGATACTCAAGTTGGTGGTACACTATCAGTATCTGATACACTATCAGTATCTAAAACCATGAAAGGTACAATAAGTACAATTGATATTACTGATAGTACACAAGTGAATATAGATTTGAGTGTTGCCAACACGTTTGTCATAAATGTTAGACATAACAATACCTTAGTTGAAACAATCAATGAATCAGCTAATGCTGGCGCTTATTACACTTTTATTATTAAGAATGAAGGTAATCACGATATTAATTTCGGTGCTTCATTCTATTTCGCAGGTGGAGAACCAGAAATTACGACTGGAGGCACATCAACCACCCCAACAATAGATTTGATGAGTTTTGTTTGTGATGGAACTAATTTATACGGTGGTATCACACCAGGTTTAACACCAGCAAACGGAGCATAATAAAATGTTAGGAAGAATAATACAAGACGCACCTGCAGCTACCCGTTGGGGTGATGGTCGTGACGGAGATGTCACATGGTCAAATGATATAACTGGAGGTGGTCGTGGGAATTGGTATAACAATGCATGGCTTAGCAAACGAACTCATAAGAATGGGTTTTTTCAATTTGATAAATTAACCATTGAATCTGGTACTCATGTAGAAGTAACTTCACAGTCGCTTAGTGTACCTAGAAGGTTGATTATTTTTTGTCGTAAAGAGCTCGTGGTTGGAAGTAACGTATTAATTAATGCTGGAGCAAATAATTTTTATCGACAGAGTGATGACTATCGTGCTTTTGGCAGCAATTATACTGATGGCGGTAACGGATTAAATGTTGGAACCGGAGGCGGCGGCGGAGGCGGCGGCGGTGCTGACAGAGGCCACACTGGTGAAGATGGTTCTACCGGCCAAGACCCTAGAATGCACTATACATTAAACCGTGGCTCTTCTAGAGGTGCTGGATATCTTGACCCAGGTGACGCCAGCGGCGGTGGAGCAGGAGCTGGAAGAAGAAACAGATTTGGTGAGAACGGCGGAAGTGGTTGGCCGAGAAATGTTAGTGATGAACAAGAAATAAAAAATCAAATTGCTAGAATATTTGGATTTACTACTCGCGCAGTGACTGGCAGACTTGGAGCTGGTGTTGATGATTTTCCTTTATGGATAGGTGGCCGAGGCGGCAACGGTGGCCGAGGCGGAGACTACGGATCGGCGTTTGTTAACGGCGGACATGGAGGCCGAGGTGGAGGCAGTGTTATAATTGTAGCCCCTAAGGTTACTTTTGGTAGTAATTTTATAATTTCAATTGCAGGTAATACTCGAAATGTGGTAATAATAATGATAGGGCTCATAAAGGTATGAACGGTAGAGGTAATGGCGACGGTGGTTCTGCCGGTGGTGGAGCTGGCGGAGGTGGATTCTGTGGTATAGTTTATGGTCATAATGACGGAAAATTAGGTAGTGGCGCTATTACTATTCAGAGAAACGGAACGACTCCGGCCAATTTAGGAACTCTTGGTGATTACATTCGTGGTGATTCTCATGCTTATGGCGGATATGGAAAAACAGGAAGAGGTAATAGAGGTGGCGGCGGCGGATACGGCGGCGAAGGCATCTATATGGTTGGAAGAAAAGGAATGAATCACGGACCAATTTATTGGCACAACTCTGGTGACTGGGGAAATAATGGAGCTTATAAAGGCATCGACGGGAATGCATAATTATGCCGTGTTGAATTAGTGTTTTCATATAAATAGTTATATGTCAAAACCATATTCAAGACAATCATTAGTAGATTATTGCTTAAGAGCCCTAGGAGCTCCCGTTATTGAAATCAATGTAGATGATGACCAATTAGGTGACCGTCTTGACGAAGCATTGCAATTTTATCAAGAATATCATTCTGATGCAGTAATTAAAAGATATCGTAAATATAAAATTACTGCAACTGATATAGCAAATAAGTATATCACAGTACCAGATACATATTTAACAATTAGTCGGGTGTTACCATTTGATTCTAATTCTGGTGGTACTGGAGATTTCAATATCGAATATCAAATGATGTTGAACGATATTTACGACCTAACAAAACCATCAGCAAACATGTTGAATTATTCTATGACTCAACAGCATCTTGCTTTGATAGACCACATGTTTGATGGTAAAGACCAGACTACACGATTTAATCGTCACATAGAAAGACTTTATATTGAAACGCGTTGGGGAACTGATTTAAGAGAAGACCAATATATTATCATAGAAGGTTATGAAGCAGTTGTACCTAAGACTAATTCAACAGGTAATACTTATGGTTCTGGCTCAGACGTCTCAGCACCAACCGAGCCAACATCAACAAGAGTGTATAATGACATGTTCTTGAAAAAATATTTGACCGCTCTTATTAAAAAGCAATGGGGAATTAACATTAAGAAGTTTGATGGCATGCAATTACCAGGTGGGGTAACTATGAATGGTCAACAGATATATGATGAGGCTGCACAAGAAATTGAAAAAATTGAAGAAGAAGTTCAACTGAAATACGAGATGCCACCCGCCTTCTTTATAGGATAATGATTTTATGGCAAGAAATACTTATTTTTCACAGGGTTCTGTAGCAGAAAAAGACCTCTACGAGGATATGATAGTAGAGGCCCTTCAAATATACGGTCAAGATGTTTATTACTTACCTCGTGAAATTGTATCTGAAGATGATATTCTGAATGAAGATATTGAATCTAAATTTGATGATGCATATCTTGTTGAAATGTATATTGAGAACGTTGAAGGCTTTGATGGTGACCAAACACTACTTGGAAAATTTGGCGTAGAGATTCGAGACCAAGTTACTCTTATTGTTGCGCGAAGAAGTTTCGCTAGAGCTACTGCTGGAAGTAATCTGATTAGACCTAAAGAAGGCGATCTGATTTATATTCCATTATCAAACACTTTATTTGAACTTAAATTTGTTGAACACGAACAACCATTCTATCAACTAAATAACTTAACTGTATTCAAATTATTCTGTGAATTATACGAATACTCTGGCGAGGATATCGATACTGGCATTGATATGATTGATGATGTTCAAACAATACATGAAGCAGTAATCAGTCATTCATTTGCTTATACATCTACTGCTAAATTTGAAGTTGGAGAAACTGTTACATTGACATTCTCCGATGGAACAACAGCCACAACTGAAGTATTAGGAATAGACGAAACAGTCACACCTAGTATTTTAAATATGGGTAAAATTGATGTCACAGACGGTAAAGATAAATCTATTGTCTCTGGTGTTACAGTGACAGGTAGCACATCCGCAGCTGCAGCAACTATTCAATCTGCTGAAGATAGAACATCAGAAGTCTATTCAAATGATGAATTTGATGATGCAGCTGATTTTGAAGCCCTAAATAATAACTATATTGACTTTAGTGAATTTAACCCATTTGGAGAACCTAATAACTAATGCTTAACGGAGTACATTTTTATCATGCAACCATAAAAAGAATCGTGTCGGTTTTCGGTACTATCTTTAATAACATTCGTGTGGGTAGACACAATGGTGATAATATTTCTAACATTGCTAGAGTGCCAATTTCTTATGGACCTAGACAAAAGTTTTTAGCACGGGTAAATGAAAAACTAGATGAACAAAAGGTTGCAATTAAATTACCTAGAATGTCATTTGAGATTACTTCAATCGACTATGACACCTCTACTAAATTAAATAGAATGAATACAACTCTTTTGCCGACGGACTCTAATGACCCGTTAAAGAGAAAGACTCAAAAGCAGACAGTTCCTTATATTCTTGGTATGCAACTAAACATTATGGCAAGAAACCAAGAAGATGCTCTTCAAGTATTAGAACAGATTTTGCCAACCTTCACTCCAGAGTATACAGTTACGATTAAAGATATTGAAGGCACTGGTTCGAAGACAGACGTTCCTTTTATCTTAAATAGTGTGTCTTTACAAGATGACTATGAAGGTGATTTCCAAGGTAGAAGAACTATTATATATTCTTTAGATTTTACGGTAAAGATTAGATTTGCACCAGATACTTCAGATACTAATATCATTAAGAAAGTAGAAACTCACATTGCGGACTTTACAAATGTGTCGACTACTAATGCCAGAACTTTAAGTACTGTTAACGTATCAGCTGATTCACCTGCAGATACTATACGAACATTTACTTCTTTAATCAACCCCGATGATAATCAAACAATTAATCTAATACCTACAAGCATAACGCAATCTGGTTTAGGTTCTGTGACAGGTGTGACTGGTATTTCAATTACAAGTGGGAACACACCAGACTTTGATAGAATTGAAGATGAAAGCTTTAACACACCATATTTAGATTTAAATGGAACAGGAGGTACTGGTACTGGTTCAATATTTACTGCAAACGTAAATGGATTGACAGGAGCAACTAGTTCTCTAACTGTACAATCAGGTGGGTTACATTTCGTTGTTGGAGATACAATAACTATTAATGATTCACCATACGATACCACCCCTTTGGTTGTATCAGTATCAAGTGTTGATACTCCTGCAGGTGCTGGACAATCTCCAAATTCATCACCTGAGATTGATGGTAAAACAAATTTATATGGAACAATCACTGGTGTAACATTTGTCAGTGGAAATGCGGCAATTACAGATAGAGCTGAAAATTATAGTCCCATATTTGAAAGAGAGGTTCAACCTACTTTAGTTAACTTTACAGGTAATAATACACCAAGTGGACTTATTCTTAATGCTAAGATTAATAAATTAGGCACTGTTACACAATTTGATATCGTAAGTGCTGGACACGGTTACGATACACCAAATCAATTAAGAGTTTCAGCGCAGGATTTAGGAGAAACGGCTTCTTCATTTACTATAGATGATGCAAGTCCAACAGGAGGCACGGGCTCAGGCGCTATATTAAAATTTGATATTGCGACACAAGATGGAGCTTTATCAAATCTACGGATTGATGGCCCAGGTGTTAATTACACTATTAATGATTTATTAACAGTTGATAGAAGTATCGTTAATGCGAATACACCAAATGCTGATACACCATCTACTAATCTTGTGGCAAGAGTCACTTCAGTTAATGCTTCACCTGGTGAGATAGTAGGAAATACACCGTCAGGTCTGATAACTGGTATAGAATTTGTCAATGGTGATACTCCGCAAATTGATAGAGTTCAAGGATTATGGGACAGTCCTTATAATGATATCATTTTAAATATAACTTCGATTGATACGATACAAACTGATGGTTTATACAAAAGAAATGGTACATTGAATGCTAGACCAATATATGTGATGAACAGTCCTATTGATACTATTAATAATACACCAGATAATAATGGTCTTACCGTTAGTTACAGTGGAGCAGAATGGCAATTAAAATCTGGTACTAGAGTATTGAGTACTAATAGACTTGATTCATTTGACCCACCAATCGGCGCATGGACAGATAACACTAAAGGCGGTGATACATCAATAGTATTTTCAACTACTGACAATGCGTTATTTAATACACCTGCATTAGTGACCGGCAACATATCTTTAGGAAGCGCAGTGGTTGTAAGCCATGATAGTCCAAACAAACTTATCGTTAAAAATTTAGAAGCTGAATATACTGACGGAGAGATTATAACTGCTGGAACTATTAGTAGAACAGTAATAAATACACAAATTACATAATGAGCGAAAAATTAGAAAAATTGAATAAGGCACTTGCTAAAAACGCAGTATCTACTAAACCTGTGTTGAAAGACGATATAAAGTTAAATAATGATGCCGAAGAAGATTATAAGATTGCCAGAGATAATCTAAAGAATTTATTAAACAAATCAGATGAGGCAATGGATTATATGATGCAGGTTGCTGCTGAATCAGAACATCCGCGTTCTTTTGAAGTACTCGCTGGTATGTTTAAAACATCTGCTGATATGACAGCTCAACTTATAGACCTTCAGAAGAAAAGACACGAGTTGGATAAATTAAATAATGAGCCAACCCAATCT